CTTTCTCTTACTTTTCTTAGCCATTTTAGCCTGCCATTGGAGGTTGATAATTCAGCATGACCGTTGCCTCTTCGATTGCATCGATCAAGGTATCAACTTGGTCATCATGATCGTGAGTCATCGCAGCATTGAATGCCTCACACTCTTCAGTGAAATCAGCGATCCATTTTGAGTTCATTGGTAGCATTACGAACCGGTCTTCCGGTTTATTTGCATAGTCATGTTCAAGTGGTACCTGAATATCCATAAAGCGAGTCAATTTATCCGTACCGCGCTGCACAGGTAATACTGGAACACCTGAATAAGTGCCTAGATTTTGAATAAGTTGAGTTCCATGGGCTTTATCTTCGACTTTCATCCAGCGGATTGGTCTTAACTCATAGGTATAATCTTTGTGTTTATCGATAAACTTCTGCGCCTGACGGTTCATTTCAGGGGCTTCCCATTTACCGCGTAAAAGATCAATCAAATAGAGCTTTCCATCAATGCCAAGCCCAACCAGTAGAAAGACGGTATAGTCGTTATGCTCTTTAATTTTTTGAGCTGTATCGACATAGATTGCACGCCACTGTAACGGCGGTAATTCTTTGTAATAACCAAACCATTCTGCTTTGATTAAATCACCACCTAATTTCTTAGGTTGTTGCTGGTATTGACTGCCAAATGTATATCTAGAAACGATTGCACCATCTTTATCTTTGCCGCCTTTCTCAAGTTGCAGTAAGGAATTTAATGATTCTTTTTGTGGCCAATAACTTTGTCGGCCCTTTCCATCCCTTTCAACATTTCTAGGCACAAGCATTTGAATATGATTAGGCAGTGACTGAATGTATTCATCATCAATCAAAGCGGGAATTGAAACTTGAGCCCAATCCCCTGGCACATTTCCAGACATAACGAAATTTGTAGGGTCTTCTGAATGAAGACGCTGCATGATCATGATGATTGGAGTACCTGACTTTGCTTTTCGTGAATTGACGGTGTTAAGAATTTTTCGATTAGCCTTATCTCTTGCAGGCTTACTAAATGCGTCTTCAGGCTTTAACGGATCATCTAGGATGATACAGCCAGTAAAACCTTCATCAGCTAAGGTCCCAGCACGGCGACCTGTTACCTGACCACCCATTGATGCAGCATAAATATGTCCCGCTTCATAACCATCTACAGTGGTTTTCCAACTTGCCTTAGCATCTGTGCTTGTCGATATATTTGTCTTCCACATTTGCTGGAAATCATCTGATTTCACTATGTTTCGGGCTGTGGATGACACATCCTCTACCAGCGACTGAGAATAAGATAAATACAAGAACCTTGAGCGTGGATTTAAACCAATACCTCGTGCAATTAGATTGGTGGTTAATTCGGTTTTACCAGCACCTGGTGGAACGTTAATCACAAGGTTTGCAATGTTACCCTTAACTACCTCATCTATAAGCCAAGCAACATATTCATGGTGCCAATTCACAATGAATTTAAACCCCATTCTTGGTTTGAAAAAACGGCGTGTGAAATACAAATGCTCTTGCTCGCACAAAGTCTTTTCTACATGTGTTTGCAGATTCATTTAATACTCCTCTTGTGCCCTCCTAATCGCTTCATTTACTTGTTCTTGGGTGGCTTGCACTAAAGAGGTTTGCAGTGGTTCACCTCCCTTGCCAGTGATTTCTTGACGATTGGTATATTTACCACCTGCATCTTCAGCCGCTTGTTTAAGAATATTTAAAGCAGCTACACGATTCTTTGAGTGCTTCTGATATTGATTCTCTAATCGTTGAAGTCGCACAGCCAAATTTGCAATAGGAATACTTTCAGGTTTACCTAGAAACATTTCACGCGTCTTTTCAAAATCCTTTTTTAATTCTTCACTCAGATTCTCGCCAGCCCGTTTTGTTGGGTCGTATTTTTCACATTGCTGCTTAGTAACAGCTACCCCATATTCTTGGTTGACGAGCTCTACTGTTTCAGTTGGTGTGTTAAATACGGCAAGTGAGCGAACTATAAAGAGTTTTATCTCTTTTTTTAGAGCCGCCATAACCTTAATCCTGTCAACCTACGTCAACCTAAATAGATAAAAAAAGAGCCGTTCGGCTCAATTAATTAGACATGTTCCGCAGCACTTGGAAATATTTAAATCTGATACAAACGGCGGGTTATTTGCGACCTCAATCATTCGCTTGACGTTCTCGCTTGCACCCCACCGTTTGACCACCCCGATAAATTCTTCAACATCATGACCTGCTAAATAGTGCTTTGGTAAGCCTGTATGATCGCTATAGAGTATTTCCCCATCCTCATCACGCTCTACACCTATATGGTAAAGCTCATGCTCAATCAAAGCGCAAAATTCACGATCGTTTGCACGCTCACAAAAGCTTGCATCAACCGTAATGAGATATATAGGAACAAATCCAAACCAATCTCTCATTTGCTGTTCTTGTCTTGCTTTTCGCCATCCGCCCTGGTTAAACATGACCTTTTCACATTGACCTAATACCATTCTCTTTTTAGCTACGGTGGCAGATGAAGCCCAAGCGAATGCTAAGAATGTTTCATCATCATGTAATAGCTCTGCTATGTGGTCATGGTCGGGATTATGGAGTGCACCACCAATCGTTAAGAAATTTGTTATTACCCATTCTTTTAGATCCACGGCGGGTGCCAATCGGATTGCTTCCTCTTCCTCAGCTTGATCAATCAGTTCTATTGGTGGAAATGGTCTGATCTGTTCCATTGAATTTCCTAAATAAAAATTATGTTATTTAAAATTAATTATTGAAG